AGGGGATCACGTTAGTTGCTCCGGTAGGCGTTGGCGGAGAAGGCCGGCAGCCCGGCGAGCGCGAGCGGCCCGCTCGTGGTGCTCACCAGCATGGTTTTGCCGGTCTTGCTCGGGCGCAACTTGATGGCCGGGTTAAACAGATAGCCGATCCGGCCGTCACTCATGCGGACAAGTGCATAGTTGTCGTCCGTGCTCGTGTGCAGCGTTTCGGCGACGGAAACGGCGCCGTTGTCTTTCGCGTTCATGTGTCGATCCCCTTTGCGGTGGTGGTGGATGAAGTGTTGCGAGTTCGATGATGCAAGGGGCATGCCATGCCAAAAGCATTACGTTTCAGGCACCCATCAAAAAGCATGCCAGCAAATGTGACGTTTTACGGCGGCAGATTGTGACGTACAGCGTCACATTCCGTTGGCATAGTCCGTGCGGGGTGGCGGTTTTTGGGTGGCATGGCGTTTGCATGTATTCGGGTAGGGCGCCCAGCGGTTAGGCCCCCGAGATTCAGGCAGGGTGCAAGGCGGATCAGGTTCACGGAACCGCCCCCGGATAGCGCAGTGATCGCGAGGTCTTCCGGGCAGATAGTTGCACTCGGGATATAACCTGACTCGATTGCTCTTTTCCAGAAGGACTCCAATGGCAAGCCGCTGGCTTGCCGTGGGTGTCTTTCACTAAGGGAGGTTCAGATGGTCGTGTATCGCATGAATGAGACGGCGGAGTTTCGGGCACATGTGCATGAGTACGTTTTACTGGATGACCGGCTGATTGGTCTGAGTTACTTCGTGTGTCGGGTGTGTGAGCAGGCAGTCCCGATTGCCTTGGTGCGGGCGTTCGCACCGGAATGCATCGTTGCGGAGGGGAAAGATGTTTAAGGTTCAGGTCAGGTCGGCGGGTGTGTGGGTGACGTTGGCGGTTCGCAATTGCATGGATTGTTGCCGCACGATGGTTCGGGATTGGGAAGCGGACGGCTATGAGATGAGGATTGTTGGCGAGGCCGTGTGTGCTGACGGTTGCCGCAATCAGATGGTTTTTACGTAGGACTTCGGCGGGAGGGTTCACCCTCTCGCAGGCGTCTTGCCTGGAAGGCTTACCGGCGCCGAGTCCGGTACTGGATTGGAGGTTGTTATGGAACTTATGCAAGCGTCGCGTCAGTGGGCGTCACGTCCGCAGGATGAACGGTTCGTCTCTTTGTTGGAGTTGCACGCATTCACTAAGCAGGTTCGCGAGAACAGCCGGGCGAAAGTGCTTTCCTCGCGTGATGTGGTGATGCAGCCAGTTGAAGGCGACGCACGCGGGCTCGTGTGCGTCGGGCCGAATGGCGGACCCGTTGCGTTGACGCACTGGTCGTTCGGACAGTTCGCGGGGCTTGCGGGTTCGCCCGCTGGTTATCTGCGGGAGCTCCCGGCGCCGCTGGCGGCTGATTGCCTCAACTACGGGATGCACGTTAAGCGTGACATTCAGGACGTTGGGGTGTTGCTCTATAAGAACGGCGGCACGCCGGAGGTTCGCGCGGCGACGGGGCCCGGCTACGGTCGCGTATGGAATGAGTCGATCGTCGGCTCGCTGGTCGATCGCTTCGGCGATGGCGTGACAGGTGATTGGCGCGTCCCGGGTGAGTTTGGGAAGTCGATCACGGTCACGAAGGACAATACAACGCTGTACGCATCTGATCGGGACATGTTCGTGTTTCTGGCTGATGAGCAGAACAGAATCACTGTCCCGGGTCGGCGCTATGGTGCACCGGGCGAAATGGCGCGCGGCTTCTTTGTTTGGAACAGTGAGACGGGCTCGCGCACATTGGGCGTGGCTACCTTCCTTTTCGATTACGTGTGCTGCAATAGGATTGTGTGGGGCGCCGAGCAATACAAGCATGTGACGATCCGGCATACCGCAGGCGCACCGGATAGATTCCTTGAGGAAGTGGGGCCAGCACTGCGGGAGATGAGTCAGTCATCGTCCCATGATGTGGTTGCACTGATCGGGGAGGCGAAGAAAAAGCGGGTCGATAACGTCGATGAGTTTCTGGCGAAGCGGTTCACGAAGTCGCAAGCGAAGGCTATTGCAGCGGCGCATCTGTCTGACGAAGGGCGCCCGATTGAGTCGCTGTGGGACGTGACTACGGGCGTGACCGCCTATGCTCGTGGCATTCAGTACCAGGATGAACGGGTGGCGTTGGAGCGGGAAGCGGGAAAAATCCTCGACATGGCTGCGTAGTCAAACTCGGGGCGGGCGCGGTGCTCGCCCCATTTCTTGGGGGTGACGAAATGGAGAAGCTGTTAAGCGCGGCGTGCGATCTCATCATTGCTGCGAAGGTGGTAACGCCGGAAAAGTTGGAAATTCCCTTGCCGGTGTTTAACGCGCTCTGGAAGGCGGCGATGGATGCTTACGCGGCGGAGCATACGGCGCGGGGGTTGGAGCGCAGCGGGTTGACTCGCTGCGTGGATGACGAAAGCGCGGAGAGGGGGCAGGCATGAAAGCAAAGAAACTGTATGAGGCGGCGCGTGATGTGGTCGCCAGTTGGCGAGACGGCGGCTGCGTTTATGATGCCGTCGTAGACCATGAGGCGCTGTGTGTGCTGCGGGCTGCGGTGGATGCGGAAACGATCCGGCGCCACGAGATCGAGCGCGCGCTGGTTCAGGTGCTCGGCAAGCTGAAGGGGGTCGCATGACAGCCGATTTTGATGGATGGGTGACAGGACCGCAGGCCAAGTGGGGTTACAAATACCACTTGGCGCACCGGGCGATGATGGACCCGGAACCACAATGGCCGTCTGGCTGGTGCACGGTCTGGGGCGTCGATCGGCCGCGCGGGGTGTGGATGGGCGTTATTGAGAATCCGATGGATGCGGAGGCGTTGTGGCGCGGCATGGGGCGCGGTTACTTGGGCGGCGGCTCTTGGGCTGCGTTCGATTGGCTCGGCTCCCTGTTCGTTGAAGGCTGGCGCAAGGGAATCTCTGTGGGGTAGTGTTGCCAAACAAGCGAGGGCGGCGCCATAATGCGGGCGCTGCTCTCGTTTCCGCGAAGCAGTCCGCCGGGGAGGGTGGAGGGTGCAGGTGAGATTGAACGATCAGGCGCAGATCGACCGCGCCATTGCTTTCTGTGAGTCGCTGCGCATGCGTGGCGAGTTGTCCGCTTTTGACTGCGCTCGTGCTGTGGCGCAGTGCCGTAGGCGCGTCTGGCTGCTCGCTGCTCGTCGTTCGCCTTCGCGAGGGTCGAGCCGCTGGCATGGCATCGAGCGCCGAGCGGAGGCTATACCATCCCCTGCAAGCCAGCAGGATGCGGCTTGCGTTCCAGACAACGTGTCTGCGCGAATGCAAACCGGAGCCTGTGAGGTACTTCCAAGTCACCCCCCGGTCCAAGGAAATGCAGGCTCCTCTTCGATTTCAAATGAGGCCGCGCAGCGGTCCATAGAAAAGAGCGCCGCATGAGCAATCATCCTGGGAAGTTGAGGCCATTGGCGAAGCCAAGCGAGCGGATGAAGAAAAACCGGCTTGCGAAGGCAAGATCGCAACAAGGCATAGGCCAAATGAGCATGTGGCCTATCGTTCACAAGCGCGAGCTTAGGCACAGAGCGGAGCAAGAGGCCCAGGAGAAGGCGCGGCAGAAGGCCATGCGGATTGATAGTGTGAGGCGACTATGAGCAAGCGGTCTAAGCGGAAGAAGCTGGCCCGGCGTGCGGCTTATGCTCGTATTCTTGAAGGGCAGGCGAGTGTGCTGGAGGAGCGTGCTTCGCAGCTTGGTGAAGTTGAGCAGGCCAAGCGTCAGGCTGCGGAGTTGTACAGGCGAATTGCTGCAGCTAGGCGCAAGGATATTGCTGAGAGGGAATCATGACGCGGGCTGAGTGGATGGTGAACCGCATGAACCAGCGCACAGAAGAGCGTTGGGATGAGCAGGCGAGGCTTAAGCGCAGCGCGCAGGCGAGGGCAGGATGGCGCAAGGCGAAGAGGCGACTGGCGGCAAGTAAGGCTCCTGTTGGCAAGGCGCAGAGAAAAGCCTAAGCTGGCGATCCAACGGACGGAGGGACGGGCAACGGACGAAGCTCATAGGTTCACCCAAAGCGAGTATGCGTTGGTACTCGACAGCATGACCAACGAAACCCAACCGTGGGAGTAGCACGGTCCCCTGTGATGGCCCGCAGGCGGGAAGGTGAAGCGGAGCCGACCCGATGAAGCACTCTTGTACGCAGCGTATCGCGTGCGTCAGCCCCGGAAGGGGGAGCCCCGACAACGGACAGGCAAAGGCCGTTGGGAGTGCAAAAGGATTCGCGAAAAGTTCGCCAGCAAGGAAGGCGGGCTAGGTTCTGCCCGCCTCAAACATCGCCAGCGGCGATCTGTCTCTAAAGTCTGCGGCTGTCGTTCTCAATACCTAGTTCCTGGTTTCAATGTCTGCGGTTGGGTCGTTCGCCTTATTTAAGCGATTGCCTTTGCAGTCTGTCAGCGCATCGGTGAGCTACGACATAGACGCTTGACCACTTGCCTCGCGCGCGGAAGAGTGTTTGACTGATTGGTGCGGGGCACGATAGCTATCCTAGCATCTACCCGAGCATCTGCTTCGTTGGCTGTCCAGTCCTAACCCACTGATCCTAAACTCGGGGGCCCATTTCGACACCCCCCGACTCCCCCTTTAGCGAAAGCGGACCCCCGCTCCCTCCCGTTGCACTGCGCGCATTCAGCTGCACAGCAACACGGCCTTTACACTTGCCAAACCACGGAATTGTTGTTGTTTTGCGACTGTGGTTTCTTTTTTTTTGGGTTGAGTGGTAGGGTGTTGCGCGTTCTGCAACAGGGTATTAGGATGCAGTGCAGAACAAGTGTGAAGAAAGGGGCTCCGGTGGTTGCAAGGGTGGTAGCACGCTGCCGAGGTGGATGGCCTGCTGAGGTGGTGGGATTAGGGAGGCGGCGGAGGTGCCGGTTCGAATCCGGCCTGGGGCTTCGGTGTTGGGGTTGTTTGTCGGGGTGGAATTATCTCCAAGGGGGTTGTTCTTGACGTTGACTTCGTTAGCTGAAGACTACAGTCACTGGCGGGTCGTTAAACAGCAGTCCTGTGGTAATGAGACAGGGGAGGTTGGCTGAAGGCGTTGCGGGAAGGCTTTTTTGCAAAATGAATGTGAAGTAAGCTGATGCGCATGTCGGCTGGGGGGTGGGATGGCGGCTGAGGGCGTATCGGTTGGGCGCTTGTTGTGGCACTGGCTGGAGCACAAGGCTGGTTGGTATCGTGAGCGCACGGAGTATCGGTGGTCCAACGGGGATTTGCTGCTGCGGGAGGTGTGCGAGCAGTGTGGGTCGAAGAAGCAGGCGGTGCTCGTGTACTTTGGTCGAAGGATTAGGGAGAGCACATGGATGCCGATAGAGGGCGCGTCTCCCGAGGTGGCCTATTACGTGTGGGAGGGTTTGCAGCAGAAGAGGCGGCTGTTGTCGGATAATTGAGGTGGATTGTTACCGTAGTGAACCGTTTGGTTAGCCGGGGGGCTGATATGGGAATCTTCGCGTTGATCTTGCTGGTGGCCTCTGTTGTGGTGTTCTTGCTGGCGACGGCGTGGATACCGGGGCCGCCGCGTCCGAATCTGATTGCGTTGGGTCTGGCGCTGTACACATTGCATGTGCTTGTGCAGAAAGCCATGTGATGGAACTCACATACACCGATTCTGCCGGTTTGCAGACAGCGGTTTCCGATATTGCCAACTTCAGTGCGGTAGAGAGCGAGTCTGCGGTTCCCCCGCCGATCTCGATCAAGGTATTGGACGTGACGGACGCGCCGTACAACGTGCGCGAGAATGGGGAGGCGGGCGAGAACGGGGCGGGGCTTGCGGCCTGTTACCGGGATGCGAGGGCGCAAGGGGCGCAGGTGGAGATACCGCCGGGGCGCTATGTCTATTCGGGCACCTTGATTCACGATTCGATTACGGTGTTCAACGACGGCGAGTTGGTGGGGGTAGATGCCGACAGCGGCTATTGCATGAAGGGGGCCGATCCGAGGCTGGTCGGGGGTGTGCTCGCGCACGAGGGTTTGACGGTTCGCGGCTCGCAGATGAACCATCACGGCATTGGTTTGTACGACCAGACCGGCACCTTTGAGATCATCGATGTGACGGTGCGCAATCCGGCGGCGGCTGGGATATGCATTTGGGATGGGCGCAACGGGCGCATCCTGGGCTGCACGGTCGAGGACTGTCTGGCCGACGGCATGCATCACGTTTCCAGCGGCGACGGGGTGAGCGGTCATATCTACGAGCGCGGCAACACGGTGCGCCGCTGCGGGGACGACTGTTTGAGTTTCGTGACCTACATGATCAACGCCAACGTCGTGCACGATGTCGATGTGTACAACTTCCGGGGCGAGGACAACACTTGGGGGCGCGGCATTACGATTCAGGGTGCGGAGCGCATCAACATTTGGACTGCGCAGCTGAACCGGATCAAGTGTTTCGGGATTTATTGCGGGATCGAGCAGAATTACGGCACGGTCAGCAAGGCGGTGCTGCACGATGTCAAATTGGACGTGTGCGGGCAGTGGTCCTCGGGTGCGGACACGCAGGACGGGGTGTTGATCAGCGGCTGGACCAGCACGACGGTATGCGAGTTGCACGATGTGGTGATCTCGCGCCCGATGCGTCACGGTGTTTTGCGCTATCACGAGAGCGGCAACACGTTTGTCGCGGACAACGTGATCTACCACGAGATTGCGGGGCAGGAAGTGTACAACGTGCCCTCTGGCAAGGAGCACGAGCCCTACGTTTATCCGGCGCGATTTGCGCGGTTTGTCGGGCCGCGCGGGGAGTAGCCATGCCGCTCAAGTCAGGCAAGAGCAAAAAGGTGGTTTCCGAGAACATCAGGACCGAAATGCGTGCCGGTCGCCCGCAGAAGCAGGCCATTGCCATCGCGTTGTCGAAGGCGGGCCGCTCCAGGCGCAAGGCGAAGGGGCGCTAGGGTCGTGGGCCGGGCCTCGGGCAAGAAGAAGCAGCGCCGGATCAAGAAAACGGCGTTGGAGCGCAAGCTTGAGGAGTTGGGGCTGCAGGACAAGCTGCGCCCGCTGCGCGATGCCGAGAAGCTGGAGGCCATTTCCGGCCTGAGTCGGGCCAAGGGGCAAAAATGATCGTGCTGGCCCTGGAGATATCGGATCGCGGGGCGCCCAGCATCATTTTCTACGAGCGCGACTCGGGCGATGTGCTGCTGCGCAGCTGGTACTACCCGGACGTGAAGACGGCGCAGGCGATCATCGATCAGATTTACACGGACATACTGGACGGGTCGGTGCTGTTGTCGGGCCCGGCGACGGACAGCTAGGTTTTGGCATTGCAGGTGTGCTATGTTGAGAGTATCGCAGCGCACAAGCGGGCTTTCTCCGGGGGGAAAGCAGGATGGGCGAGGTTTACTACCCGCCGCGACACCAGATCAAGACGCGACTAACGCCATCCGAGTGGCGCTGTATTCAGCTGGCGATAGCTGGGCTTTGCAACAAGCGCATTGGCAGTGCTCTCGGCGTTCAGACCGGGACCGTCAAGGCGCATCTGTACAACGCGATGACGAAGATTGGATGTCACACGCGCCTGCAGCTGTACAACGCCTTGCGCGAGGGGGTGCCGGAGCATTTGCGGCCGCGCAACTTAAGCGAGATGCAGCTGAAGGCGGTCAAGATGCTGCGAACCGGCTTGAGCGACGAGCAGGTGGCGCATTTGCTGGGGGTTTGCGTGACGACCTACAAGGGACGCCTGCAGGCCGCGCGCAACAAGCTGGGCATTTCCTCTCGTGTGGAGTTGCTGCGTCACGTTGACGAGGAGGAGACGTGTATTACGTGAGTGTGGGTTGGCGCGAGGACACCGGACGCCAGATTGAAGAGCGCCGCGACGCGGGCGAGAGCCCGGTTGTCGCCGATATCGAGCAGCTGGCCGCCGATTTGTATCTGATCGTGTCGGCTGGCGTGGATGCGCTGCTCAATCCGCAGACTGACCCGTTGTACGACCCGCTTACCGGCGAGTTGATCCCGCCGCAACAACAGCAACAACAACAGGAGGCATCATTACCATGACGAAAGACAAGGAAGTGAAGGGAAAAGAGCCACGCGAACCGGCAGACAAGGAGCACGTCACGATGGAGGACTCGGCCTACTGGTGCGAGTTGTTCGGCGTTGAACCTGACGGTCTGGAGCACGCGTTGAAGGTAACGGGCAGCGACAACCCGGACGTGTTGCGTCAGTTCATTCTAGGGACGTGACTTGATGCCGGGGAGGTGCAGATGGAGGGCTCAGATTTTACGAGTCGGATGGAAGAGACGCAGATGGCGCGCAACCTGAACGAGGCGGCGGCGCGTCAGATGCGCAGCGCGGAGGCACTGCGCGGGTTGGGCCGCGAAGCGGCGCGGCAGCTGGAACGCGAAACGGCGGGGCAGGGCTGCAACTACATGCGGGTGGGGGAGATGCTGGACATCCGCGCGCAGCGTTTGTGCGACAAGCTCGCGCAAGTGCGGCGCTGGCAGGCCGAGTTGCCGGTCGCGGTGCTGGACCTGCAGGTAGGCGAGTTGCATCGCCTGCTGGGCGGGTACGATTGAGTGTTGAGCGATGCGGACACGCCGACGAGGATGGGACCAGATGCCGTGAGGAGGTCTACCGCGATGGCCTTTGCAACAAGCACTGGTTTCGCCGCTACCGTGGCCGCGACATGGACCGCTCGCGCGTGCTCACCGAGGCGCAGATCAAGTACATCCAGACCAGTCAGCGCCCGGCGCGGCAGCTGGCGATGCAATTTGGCTGCTCGGCCTCGCGCGTGCGTGCGATCCGGCTGAAGTACCAGAAAGAAAAGCTGTCGAATTGAAACTTAAGACGTATCCAACGTTGAGCAGCGCGATGGTACGCTGTGCGTTGCATGCGTTTTGCATAATCGAGCAGCGAGACGGCGGTCGTTACGCGATTTTGGGCGAGCAGTATGCAACGCGCGCCGCCGCCGATGCGATGCTCTCGCTCATGCAGCGCGCGCATCCGCTGCGCCGCTATTTTGTGAAGGACGCAGGGTATAAAATTGCTGCTCCGCCGGGTCTAGGCTAGCTACCGAACGCGACGTTCTCCCTAATCGTCGCACGGCTCGGCGGTCCGTTTGTTCAAAAGGGAGGCGCTAAAAGGGAGAAGTCATGCGCTATCTCATCGTGCTGTTGTTCGTTCTCGCATCAAACCTCACAAATTCGCAGGTTTTCGCGCAATCGGCCTGCACGCCGGAGCAGCTGCGGGATCGCTACAAGCCCATTGTGCCCGCCAAGCAGTTGACCGAGCACACATGGTCGTGCCCGCCGCAGTATGAGTTGGTCAATCAGTCGTGCGTGTCGCCGGTCATCCGCGTTGTGGACCAGATCGACAATCTGCGCGGCACCTATCATGCGCGCAACGCCTCTGGGCAGACCCTGATCTATCAGGACGAGTACGGCTCGCAGTGGCACGTCGAACAACACGACGAGCAGGGCAGGCCAAGTGCGATTCGCCAGCCCGACGCCAGCGTGGTCACGCTGACGTGGAGCGGGGAAAACATCGCTTCGCGCACCGCCGAGGGCGACAAGGTGCTCTATTCGCTCTACGACAAATCGGGACTGCCGCGCGGGCTGGAAGTTCAGGGCATCGGCTGGATGTTCGCCTCGCCGCTCAAGCAGGGCGGGCTTGATTGGAGTCATATCGAGAGCAGCGGCGGGGCCGGGACGTTCGTCATGGACTTCGGTGGCCTGACGGCGGGCTTGCCCACGCCCCCGCCCTCGGTCAGCACGATGGGCGCGGCTGCCACGCCGGTGCCGTTGCGCCTGTTCGTGTTTTCGTTTCCGGTCGTCAATCTGCCGCCGGTGGTGGCTATCGGCATGGCCGGGGCGGGCGGCTTGTACGTGGGCAGCGCGATCTATCCGTTGATCGAACCGGCGCTCTCGCCGATCATCGATGCGTGCGCGGCGGCGGTGGACAGCGGGCGCGAGTGCCGCAAGGCGGCTAACGCGCTGCTCAATACCGAGTTGGCGGCGTGCAAAGAGGCGCGCTCCAGGGAGTTCAAGCAATGGCTGGAGTCGGACAAGCAGCGCCCGGCGGGCCAGCCGCGCGATCAGGCGTGGCTGGATCGGATCAACAAGGCATTCGGCGACTGTAATGCGGCGGCGTTCAAGAAATTCAGCGCGGCCATTGCCGAATGCTTCAAAGCCCAGGAGTGAGCCAGGAGTGAGCCATGATCACAGTCGAACAGAGTGAGCAGCTGAAGGCGCAGTACATGGAGAACTTCGCGTTCAACGCGATGCAGGGGTGGGCCAGTGCCAGCGGGTTGTGCAAGGACTTGCAGGAAATCCTCGACCGCTATTTTGCCGATCCGGCGATGACGCGCGAGCAGTTGAGCAAGGAAGTCGCCGATGCGTGCTTGGGGTGGGGCGAGTCGTGGAAGAAGCTCGACTTCGAAGACAAGGAGGGCTGATGGACACGCAGGCCGTGTCAGATTCCATCAACGTGTGCCTGAGCCATCTGTCCACTATGCGCAGCGAGTTGGAACAGCTTATTCTGCGGGCGATTGCGGGCGAGTTGGACCCCGATCAGCTGCTGCGGGAAGTGGCGAGCACGCAGACCTCGCGGGTACTGATGCAGCTGGCGGCGCAGCAGATCGATACGATGGTGTCCGAGAACCTGAAGCTGGAGACGATGATCGCGCACTACGCGAGCGGCTGGAGCCGCGAAGAACTCAAGCGGCAGTACGACGCCAGCAACGGCGCGCGCAAGGAGAGCGCATGAACGAGGGCGATTCCATCGAGGCGTTGCAATCCAAGATCGGCCAGCTGCAGGCGATGCTCGATGTCATGGCGCAGCGCGCGAGCAGCGCCATGTTCTGGCAGTTGCTGGTGGAGACGTATCTGGACGGCGGATTGTCGGAGGAGGAGATGCGGGCGCGCGTGCTGCACTACCGCTACCGGCATCCGCAATCCAGTACGCGCCAATGAGGACCGAGTGAGGACCGAGTGAGCGGCGGCGACGCGCTGGTGCAGATCGGGCTGGGGCTCACCCTGCTCGGCGCCTACGTGCTGTTCGTGCTGTGGGCGCGGCGCGAGTGGTTGCATGCGGAGCCCAGCAACCGCCCGGAGCAGTGGCGCTTTCCACCGCCGCAGGAGGAAGCGGCGCCGCAGGAGCCGCCGCCCAAACGGCGCTGCCGACGCCGCCGGGTGCGAAACCGCCCGCGCCGGGCCATCGTGGTCGTGACGTGAATTTAGACCGCACCGAGCTTTTGCGGCGCATGTCGGAGGACCGCGCGCTCGCGCTGGACATGCTGTTTTCGGCCAAGCACGAGGACGCGACCCCGGCGATCCACCTGAAGATCGTGCAGGCGTGGCGCTCGGCGCACGAGCGCGTGCTGATCGAGGGCTTTCGCGGCAGCGCCAAGACCACCAAGGCGCAGGAGTTCATCGCGGTCGAAGCCTGTTACGCCAACTTCCCGTTCGGCCTGCTGTTTGGCGAGACGTGGGACAAGGCGTGTGAAAAGCTGGAGAACATCAAGTTCGCGCTCAAGACCAACCGCATGCTGATCGGCATGTTCGGCACCCTGCTGGGCAAGGGCGCGACCGACAAAGTGGACTCCATCGTGCTCACCAACGGGGTTCGCATCGACGCCTACGGCAAGGGCCAGTCGCCGCGCGGTCGCTTGCACCACGACGCGCGCCCGACCTTTGCCATGCTGGACGACATCGAGAACAAGCTGAACGGGGATGTGGCCTCCAAGGAGGCGGTCGATACCACCGTGTCGTGGTTGTACGCCGAGGTGATCCCGGCGCTCGATCCCAAGCGCGGGCGCATCCGCGTGAACTGCACGCCGGAGGGTACCGACTGCCTGCCGGTACGCCTTCGCACAGACGACAGCTGGATGCGGTTGTACTTCCCGATCTGCTTGGGCGAGCCGGAGGACGAGGATGCGCAGCCGCTGTGGGAGTCGCGCTTCGGCCTGCCGTGGATTCGCAATCAAAAGGCGCTGTTCGAACGGCAGGGATTGTCGGACGACTTCGACCGTGAATATATGCTGCGGGCCCGCTCCAACGAACTCGCCGACTTCGATGAGCGCGACCTGCAGGAATGCCCGGCCCTGCCAACCGACCATCTGCCGGTGTGGGCGATGTACGATCCGGCGCGCACCAAGGATCGGAAATCCGACAACTACGGGCGGGTGGTTGCCGCCTTTCACGGCAACACGATCTACGTCGTGCTCTCGGGCGGCATGAACTGGAAGCCGTCCGACATGATCAACGACCTGTTCGATGTGAACGAGCAGTACCGGCCTATCGGCTTGGGGGTGGAGAGCGATTCGCTGGAGGACTGGATGCGCGAGCCGATCCGCGCCGAGATGATCAAGCGCAACACCGTGCTGCCGCTGGTCGATCTGCGCGCGCCCAACGACAAGAGCAAGCACGACTTCATCCGGGGGGCGCTGCAGCCGTTTTGCCGGGCGCGGGCGATTGTGCTGGTGGGCGGGCGCGGCGCGCACCAGCAGCTGGTGGAGGAGATGCGCCGCTTTCCGTCGAAGAACGACAACGTGGTCAACGCGCTGGCTTATATTGTGAAGATGCGGCCCGGTGAGCCGGTGTACGGCGAGTTTTCCGATGCCAACGTGTCCGTCAACGCGCAGCCCCAGCGTTCCGGCGCGATCATGCTCGCCTTCAACCAGTCCAGCACCGAGGTCACTTGTGTGGCGGTGCAGCAGGTGGGGTTGGCGTTCTACCTGCTGCGCGAGTGGGTGGAGCCGGGGGCGGTGGCCGATGCGGTTCGCTCGATCTGGATGTCGGCGCAAGGCGAGCTTGGGCGTCATTCCTTGGTGGCCTACTCGCCTGCCGACGTGTTCGATGAGTGGACGCGGCTGGAATTGAACCGCCATCTGCGCGGACTGAACATACAGCCAGCACGCGGGGGCTACTATCAGGAAAGCCTCGCCTGCCTGAACGACAGCGTGCGCACCACGATCCGGGGCCAGCGGGCGTTGCTGGTTTCGCCCGAGTGCCGCTACTTGATCGCCGGGCTGATGGGCGGCTACGCCATCCCGATGAAAGCCGGGCGGCTGGCCGACGAGCCGGTCGAAGGGCTGCACCGCACGCTAGTCGCGGGCCTGGAATGCATGCTGTATCAGGTCATGCGCGGGCAGGGGGCTGCGGCCCAAGCCAACTACGCCAGCGTGGGCGGGCGCCAGTTCATGACGACCCGGCCCGACATTTACGCCCGTCCGCGCTAGTCTCCAAACCCAGACGGTCAAAGTGTCGCCTTTTTTTTCACTCTATATATATATAGGAAACGAATTTTTGTGCCCTCTCTGCAATCGGCCTATTGAGCCGGATCAGCGGAGCTATCCGAGCGGGCCTTTCGAGCAGCGCGAACAGCGCACGCACGCCTACTGTTGGCACATGGCGCGCACGCAGGAATGGGGTAACAACGGCCTCAAGCGTTTGTTTGAAGCCGTCCCACGGTTGAGGAAGCGCCATAGAAGGAGTGTCGGAAAGTTGACACCCCGGCAGTCTGCGCTGTAAAACAGCGCAGCACTGCATCTCAAGCACTCAACCGGGGGAGTGTCATGAAAGCCAAAGCCAAGCCGCAGACGAAGCCTGCGGGCAGCAGCGTCAAATATCCCAAGATCAAAATGGGCCCGAAGAATCCCGGCATGGTAGGGCTGGCCGGGACCATGCCGAAGAAGTCCAAGCGCCGCTAGCGTGGCGTCGCGCAATCCGCCGCCGACCGATCCGGTCGAGGCGGACATCGAGAACTCGGTCGATCAGACCGAGCCTGCCAAGGGTTCCAAGAAGCCCAAGAACTTCGCACGCCGCAAAGACGGCACCGCATTCACCGTGGCCGAGGCGCGCTGGAAGACGATCCGCCAAGCCTACGACAACGATGAGGAGTGGCGGCTGAAGATCGAGAGCAACTGGAACATCTACAACTGCAGACTCGATGACAACCAATCGTACAGCGGCTTCTCGCAGGGCTACGTGCCGGTCGTGCGCGATTGCGTGGATGCACGCGGTCGCAAAATCCTAAAGCAGCTGTTCCCGGTGCGGGGCCGCAATCTGGAGGGCGTGTCGTCCGACGGCATGACGCCCTACGCCACCATCTCGCTGCTGGAGTACTACATCCGCCAGTCGGGGCTGCGCACCACCTTGGAAGCAATGCTCACGCAGGGCGATGTCACCGGCCAGTGGCAGCTGTACGTGGATTGGTACGCCGAGAAAAAGCAGGTCACGCGCGTGGTGGAAAAGCAGGCGCAACTCGATGACGGCACGCCAAGCCCCGATGACACCTACGCCGATATCGAGGACCAGGAGTACACCGAGAATTGCCCGGACATCTCGGTGGTGCCCACGCTCGATGTCGCTGTCATACCGCCGACGGTTGACGAGTTGCGCAAGGCCGAGATCGTGGTCATATGCCATCGGTATTCGGAGACTAAAGTCCAGTCGATGATCGACCGTGGCGTGTTCGTCAATGTGCGCTGCGACGAGTTGATGGAAGCCTTCGATCAGTACGGCGAGAATCCCGAGTCCATCGGCGTCAAGGTGCTGGAGCAGCTGGGCATCGATGTGGACGGCACCGACGTGCATGCGCGCGTGTACGAGGCGCACTTCAAGCTGACACTGGACGGCGAGCACCGCGAGCCTGCGGTGGTGTGGTATCGCCATGACGGCGTGCCTCTTGGCATCCTCGCCAATCCGTACTGGTGCAAGCGCCTGCCGCTGATCAGCGTGCCGGTGAAAAAGCAGCCGGGCTCGTTCTGGGGGACGCCGGTCATCGAGCCGGTTCGCTCGCTGCAGTGGGACATCAACGACGTTCACAACATCGGCAACGACGCGGCCAAGTACGCGCTCAACCCGGTCATCATGACCGATCCGCAGAAAAATCCGCAGTACCAGAATTTGATCATGACGATGGCGGCGGTGTGGCCGACCAGTCCGCAGGACACGCAGCCCTTGGCGCTGCCGCCGGTGTATCAGCACGCGCAACAGATCATCGAGTTTTTGAAGATGCAGGTGCGCCAATCGATGAACGTGACCGAGTACGCGCTGGGCGCGATGCCGCAGGGGCGCAAGAACAACTCGCAGGTCGCCGCCGTGGGCCAGGAGCAGGAGATCGGCGCGACCGACGTGGCCTCCGACGTGGAGGATCGCGTGTTGAATCCACTGGTGGAGTTGATCTTCGAACTGGACCAGCAGTACCGGGTGGACGAGTTGGACGTGCTCACGCGCGGGGAGGTCGGGCTGCAGGCGCACATGGAGCGGGTGAAGCCCCAGCAGTTCACCAAGAAGTATCAATTCAACTGGCTCGGCACCGACTTCACCAATTCGATTGCGCGCATCCAGCAGAAGATCGCGGCGATGAACGTGCTGCGCGGCGTGCCGCCCGAGGCGCTGAACGGCAAGCGCGTGGACATCACCCCGATCATCGAGGACATGATCTCCACCGTGTTCGGCCCGCAGCTGGCGCCCAAGGTCATCATCGATGAGCGCGATCAGCTGTCGATGCCCGCCTCGGTCGAGGACGAACTGCTCGCCAACGGTTTCTCGGTGGCGGTGCATCCGATGGACAACGACGTGGCGCACATGATGAGCCACATGGCGGGCGCGCAGGCCACCGGCGACCCGGCGCGCACGTTCGCCAAGCACATCATGGATCACCAGAAACAAATGCAGCAAAAAGCGCAGATCGCGGGGCCCAGCCTCAACGGAACGCCCGGCGTGCCGGGGGGCACGGGCCCCGGCGTCGCTGGCACCCCGCGACCCGGCGCACAGGTCATGCCGTTGCGCAACGCCCAGCAGCCGCCCGGCGCCATTCATCAGGATCAGATCGCATCCCCAGACGTTATGAGCAGAGGCTGAGATGGATTCACCCGATGTAATCAAGGGACAGGTGCTCTACGGCACGGTCAAGCAGACCACCACCGACTCGTCCAGCAGCACCAACGCGCTCACGGTTTGGGCCCCGGCCAGCGGCATGCAGATTCGCCTGTCGCACCTGTGGGTGGAGGTGCCCGGCCCTGCCGTGCTGGGAGCGGCGGGCACGCAGACCATCACCATCGCGACAACCAACTTCGTCGTCGCGGTGTTCTCCCCGCGCCTGTCGAATGCGGCGATTGCCGGACTGTACGGTTTCTACGAGCGGCGCTGGGCGGGCGGGCTGCTGCTGCCGCGCGGGGAGACGCTGACGGTGAAGATGGGCACCGCGCTGACGGCGGGGCTGATCAGCACGATGGTGTTCGGGCGCGAGGAATAGCCGATGGACTCGCTCGATGTCATCAAGGGCCAGCTGCTCTACGACACTTGGCGCAGCGCGAGCGTGGTTGCCGCCTCGGGCACGACCCAAGTCGCGGTGTGGACACCGGCGGCGGGCAAGGCAATCCGCATGGCGAGCTATTCGATGGAGGCGGGCGGCTCGACCATCACCGGGGCCAACGCCACCGAGATCATCACCTTGCTGTGCGGGGGCATCACCATTGGCATTCATTGCCTGCGCCTGACGCCCAGCGCGGTCACCGGCATCTTGTCGAATTTCGTGCGCGAGTTCGAAGGCGGCATGCTGCTGCCCGCAGGCAGCGCGATCACCGTGCAGGTGGGCGTGGCCCTGACTGGCGGGGCGCTCACCGTGCAGGTCTTGGGGCGGGAGGAGTAAGCAGATGACGCGCCTGTTCGACAATGTACCCATCGAGGCCGCAACCGATCTGGAGTGGGACGGCCAAGGCCCCAACGTCGTTTCGCTCAACGGCATCCTGAACAACCTGCAGCGCCAGATTCTCGGCGGCGGCGGGGGCGGCGGCGGCGGGGGCGGGGGTGGCGGTGGCCTGCCCGACATGACCGGATTCGGCGAGGGCTGGGTTGCCACCATCAATCCAGGCACGCCCAACGTCGCGCAGTGGTCGCGCGGCTGGGTCACGCCCACCGACCTGACGGGCGACGGCGGGGTCACCAACAACCTCACGGGTTGCTTGGCGATCTGCACCGCGCTCAATGCGGGCCTGAACGTCGCGGTGCTCACGCCGGGGGTGTATCAGTACACCGGGCGCTGGAACAGCATCACCGGCAACGGCATGCTCTACTGCGCGCCGGGGGTCGTTTTCGAGGCCAACCAAGTCGGCGCCACCAGCATCCCGATCTTCGGCGGGGCCAGCGTGTGGCAGGGCGGGGAATTTCGCAACCGCAAGTACCGCCACTACGACATCACGGCAGTGGCGGCGCTAGGCGATGGGTTCGGCGCGGTGCTCACGCTGGATGTGTCCGACGGCCCGCACGACTTCGCGGTCGGCGATCAGGTGCAAACGCCCTGGATCGTGGGCGCGAGCGGCGCGTCCTATGCCACCGGCGTTTCGCGCGTCGAAGCGGTCGATGCCAACGGCATCAACATCACCATCGCAGTTGTCGTTGGCGGAGTGCCACAGGCAGCGGTGCCCAACACCACGGTCACCTACCCGATCAACCCGCTCGATGGCAGCGGGCGCGCGGTGTTCCCGCAAATCTACCGCCAGCGCAACGTCAACCAGAGCGACATTTTCGAGTTGCGCAACTGCTCGGCCAGGTTCTACGGCGTCAAGATGTATTGGGCCTCGGCGGTGTGCCTGTACGCGACCGACCAGTGGCATGACGGGGGCATGTGGAACTGCGAGGTCTACGACTCCGGGGCCGACGGCATCCACATCATCAACGGCTACAACCTGTGGCTGCAGGGCAACTATATCCACAACACCGCCGACGATGGCATCGCGCTGCTGTGCCACACCAGCAGCGCCACGCGCCCGCGCACGCGCAACGTCACCATCATCAGCAACCTGATCCACATCGGGCGCGCGCGCGGCATCGCGTTGAACGGCGCGGGTGCCTGCACCATCGCCTACAACGTGATCCGCGACATCTTGCTCGCGGGCTTGTACTTCTCGGCGGAGAGCGGCTTTTTCGGGGCACTGGACATCAACGTCCACGAGAACACGATCTGGACCTGCGGCAACGCAGGCGCAGCCTACACCGGCTGGCCCGCGACTGTGCAGGCGGCGGTCAACTTCGTGCCTGCCAGCACGACCTTGCGCAGCAAGATGGTGGCGCGTATCAAGTTCACCGGCTGCAACCGCATCTGGAACGCGCGCGGCGTGGGAATGGCCGGGGTTACCACCGCCACCATGATCGGGGGCAGCATCGAGGAGTTGGACATCGAGGAGTCGGGCGGGGATGGCTGGGGCTCGTTCGCCTTTGCCGACTTCTACGTGAACCGGCTGCGGGTCGTCCGTGCGGGCGGGCACGGCATGTTCATCCCGACGCAGGGCACGGGTCACAACACTTGGCAGCGCATCGACCTGTGGGACATCAACCGGGGCGCGCGCCGGTGGCTGCAGTCGTGCACCGTGTCGGCAGCCCAGGTGCTGACTTGCGTGCTGGAGCCCAACGTCGTCCACACGTTCGCGCCGGGCAATGTCGTGATCGTGGCGGGGGTCAGTTCGGATTTTCAGGGCGCCTTCGGCGCCACGGCGGACACCCAGGTCAACAACGACGAGCGCATCAACTCGTTTTCCGCCGACGGTTTTACGATGGCGGGCAACTACACGGTGGACACGGTGGTGGGGCAGACCGTGACCATGCTGCCCAACGTCTTCCTCACCGCCGCCACCACCCATGCGGGTGTCATCAAGCTGGATCAGCCCTGCCCGCAAGCCTACATCGCGCTGCAGTCGGGCGCCAGCGCCAGCAACGACGGCATCAACTTCGATACTTCGGTGGCCTCCACCGCCTATCACACGATGAAGCAGGTCATCCTGCGCTCGTCCAACTACACGCTCAACAACTTCATCGAGCCCGCCGTCAACGCCGCCCCGCGCATCTCGATTGAAGACCCGGTCGATATGACGGGGCTTCGCGGCATCACGCAGTCGCCGCTGGTGACCACGCCCAAGCATCAATCGTGGACCAGCAACGCGATCACGGAGAGCACGGTGGGGGCGGTCACGCTGTTGGCGTCCTACTTCCTCAAGCAGTGCGGCCTGACGCGCAGCGGGCTCACCGCCAACACCAACGACACGCTGCCTACCGCCGCCCTTCTGATCTCGGAGTTGGGGCTGGCGGTGGGTCAGTCGGTCACGGTGCCGCTGGTGAACAACAGCGGCTATCTGTGGGGTCTGATTCCAGGGCTCAACGTCACGATGGCGGGGTTTACGTCCATCCCCGAGCGCATGGAGGTGGAGGCGCAGATTCGCCACACCACGGCGGGCAACATCACTTTCACGATGCTGCAAAAGCGCCGCGACCTGATGAAGCTCTCGGGGTTCAGGCGGGCCTACCAAGACTCCACCGATGCCAACGTCACCATGAACACCGAGTTCATGGCGGGCCAGATTTATTGGCGCGACAACATGACGGCGGGGCGCAATACGCAACTGCCCACGGTAGCGAACCTGTACAACTCGGCCTACGGCCAGCCGGGCTCGGCCTACGTCTTCACGATCTGGAACACGACCGGGTTCAGCACCACCGTGACCAACGCCACCGATGCGAGTTGGACGCTGGTGGGCTCGATGGTGGTGGCAACCAATACGCAGGCCGACTTCTTCTTTGAGTTCCTGACCGCTACCACGGGCCGATGCACGCGGGCGCCGTAAGGTGTCGGAAACTTGACACTCAGGGTATTTGAGAGCAATTTTCGCGCAGCATAACCGGGGAGCGACTATGCCAATTCTTCAGCCTTTTGGTCCGGGCAACCAGCAAATGGCCGCTGGTGCCGTGCCCGACTTTTCCGCCATCAGCCAGCAGTTGAATGCGTGGTCGCAGTACGTCGGCGGGCCGTATGGCAACGCAGGCTACACGACCCAAGCCGGTGCGGCCTACACCAAGACGCCCGCGATGGAACTCGGCGGCATTCACGTCCACACCGGCGCCTCGGGTGCGGTGAACGTCACCATGTCCACCGCCGCCGATCTCTATGCCGCCTATCCGGGCGCGCAGCTGGGCTCGACGTGGACGCACCTGCACGTCAACCTGAACAGCGGCACGGATACGCTGGTCACCGCCAGCGGCATCACCCTGGCCGGGACCACCACGATCCTCACCACGGCAGCGCGCATGTATGTCGGGCGCTTCACCGCATGCCCGGTGCCGATCATCGGCATGTCATACAGCAGCGCCGTGGTCACCCTCACCACCTCGGCGCCGCACGGGCTGGCGGCAGCAGGCAGCGCGATCGTGGCGAACATGAGCAACAGCGCATTCAACGGCACGTTTACGGTAGCGAGCGTGCCCAACGCCTATCAGCTGACGTATGCCTTGCCGGTGGCAACCGCATTTGCCACCGACAGCACGGTCCCCAACATCACGGCGGCAAGGCCCGCGCTGCTCAACACCGCGCCGACCATCTCCTATCAGGGCGCGTTCTCGTGGCCCGCGATCATGGTGGCCTGACGCCATGCTCAGATTATCCAGCGTGTTGCAGCAGTGGCTGCGTCCGGGCGTGCTGTTCCCCAACCTGACCGGGGTCGCGCCCTCGGCTGCGGTGCCGCTCTCGGCGCTGTGGCACAACGCCAATCTGGTCGCGCCCACGCCGGTCACCAAGACCGGCGCGCTGTCGGGCAACAATCAGGCGCTCACCGCCGCCGAGGTCTTGCAGGGCGTGATCTTTCTGGACGTGACCAACGGCGCCGGGTTCACCTTGACCCTGCCCTCCACCAACTCCTTGCTCAGTGCATTTTCAAATGTGCTGGTGAAGGACGGCACGTTCGCCAAGGAGGTCACGGTGGTTAACAACAACATCGGCCAGACCGGGACGCTGACGGCGGGCGATGGCAGCACGACGATTACCGGGACGGCGACGATTGCGACCAATACCACGCGCCGTTTCTTGATGACAGTGACCAGCGGCACGACCATCAACTTCCGCAACATGGGATCGTTGTCGCTGTAGGCAGGCGCGGTACCCGAGTGGTGGGACGTTACTCACCGTTCGACTTGTGGGCGTAACTCACAGAGGAGCAGTGCATGAGCAAGCTATGGCAGTGGCTGCTGGCAGCGTATTTGCCGGGCGGCTGGTTGTGTCCGTGTGTGGGGGAAGATGACGGCGGGGGCGA